CCTAGTAGAGGCCAAGGGAGGCCGTAGTGGAAAAGATCGTAATGATCTCTCTTCTGTACATAACATTTACAGGAGATGTTAAATCAACAAAGTTTGTTGAGATCTGGGAACCACAAAACTGTGCAGGTTGGTATCACTACGAAATAAAATCAAAACCAAAAAAGAAAACACCACTAACAGGACGCACGTACTACGTGTATAACGGTTATGGTAGTGAGGGTAAAACAATTAAAGTTGTAGGATATAAATGTTCTGGGGGATAATTGTCTTTTTATTTTGGCTAGATATCTTATTATTTTTAGTATTGACATTTGGAATAATCTCATATATTATATAGGACATATGAAAAAGAAAGAAGAATATTGTTACACACAATGTAGGGTTGGATGTAATAAACAAACTAAACATGCATTCGTTAACACTGGTGACAAAACACAAATCATTTTAGCATGTTGTGAATGTGTTTTAAAAAAGGAGAAAAACAAAAATGAAAATATTTAGAGAACTATTAGCAGAACTAAAAAGATCTAATGACTTAAAAGAAAAGGAAATAGATTTTAGAACTATGTCCGACATGGAGTTTGAACAAAAGTATAAACAACGTGTCCCATTAGGGAGAAGGCAAGAACACTTTAGTACTTCAAGTGATGTAGTACACACAAATAGTAGTGGGTGGTTTTGATATGAGATACACATACGCAATAAAAGAGATCAAACCAAAAGAAGGTCATGATGTCTACGACGTTAAAGATTGGGATATAGTCCCAGAAACTTATCAAGAAATGGCGGAGATGAGTTTACATAAACTAATTAAGAAACTAGATTCAAAGAAATGGTTTTACGTTAGTTATGTAAATAAAAAATCTAACCACGTTGATAAGATAATATTTGCTGGCAATTATAGGTGTATATGAAGTTTGTAATAATCTTATTGTTAACTACAGGCGGATTAGAACAGATTAAATATCCTATTGAGAAAGGATTAACGTGCGAAGATCAAGCGTCCAAGTGGCGTGATGCAAACGTCAAGTATTATGACGAAGGGAGCACGGCCCACGGAACTCAAGGCTATTATACAAAGGAGGGTAATTTATGGTTAGGACACATATGCGAAAACTAATAGATAAGTTTCATTTGTGGCACCTGATGTATAGAACAGAAATAGTTTGTTTTATAATCGGTTTTATTATTGGTGCTATAATATTTTAAACAAACCTATCCCTACGAGGGAATTGGGGGATAGGTATAAAGGTGAGAAAAGTAATTCTTTTCTGCCACATTTCAGACATATTGTCAAGTATCATGAATTTCATAACATCCATACTTGACTGCCAACCTATATTGATTAACATTATCTTTGCCTTCTTTCTGTAATAACTCTAAACTTTTAAGTGATGCATCAGCAGCACACTCAGCCCAACTATCATATACAATAGGAGGTTGTACTGGATTTTTACACTCTCCAGTTAAAAAAGAACACACCGATAGTATCAAAATAAACTTTGTCATTGACAATCCTACATTAAAATCCTATATTGTGTGAAAGGAAAGTATATGACAGACACATCTAAATATAGAAACGCTTCGTTATCTCACGCAACATACAAGAAATTAGAGACATTGTCTAAGTTAATTGACCCCGACGTCACTTTGTCCATTTCTAAAACGATTGAGAAACTAGCGAACGAGAAAGTGAGGAAACTAAATGGGAAAGCATCGAGCGCCGCTAGCAAATAACGACGTAATACATTTAGTAGAAAGAAGGAAACAACCAGAGCAAAAACTTTGGACAGCAGTCCTAGCCAAAGCATTTGATGATGCCTTTTATTGTTCAGATGAAAGAGCAGCGCTAAGTGCCTTGGGTTGGATTAAGGGTGGTTCAGATTTTGGCTCTGTATGTAGACTAGCAGGTAGAGATCCTAGTTATGTGAAAGAAAGAATGTTAAATAAAGTTATAGTAAGAGAAGCAGCCATACTAGGTAAAAGAGCTTTAATAAAAAAACAAATTGATAATGTTATTAAATTAAAACCTAAGTTAATACCTTCAAAACCAATAAAAATAAAAGGTAGGAAAAAATATGAGTGGAAACCTATTAAAGATTATAGTTTTCTACCAAAATACGATCATGGCTATATTGACAGAAAAAAAGATTTGTAAAGACTGTAAAGGTAATGGTTACTTAAAAACTGAAATGGGCACCATTGTGCAATGTTTACAGTGTGCATCGGAAGGAGAAACAGATGAGAATGGTAATGCTTTGCATATGCCTATCGTTCTTGACAAGCTGCAGCAGCGTGAACATTAAAGACATAGAATGGGATCCTAAAAAGGCAATAGTCCGTATGACTTTTGGCCAGGTTAAATGAATGAAACTATGGCTTATCTTGCTGGTCTATTTGATGGTGAAGGTTGCGTCACATATAAACAACGACTCGAACACCGTAAAGGGAAGCCCAGAGCCTACAAGTTCTGGTACATACGAATTGAGATAAATATGATTGATAAAGAAACAATAGATTACGTAGCTGATACATTTGCTTGTGGTAGCAAAGGCTATAGACCACCCTATCCACATCAAAACCATGGGCAGTACAGATGGCAATGCACACACAGAGATGCACTAAAAGTTGCAAAACAATTACTACCCTTTTCGATAACTAAAAAAGATAAACTAGAACAAATTATAAAACATTATGACAAACAAAAAACAGATAGCAGCACTAAGACTAACCATCAAATGGTTTAAGAAACAAATTAAACCAAGAGATTGTGGTTGGATGTACACGACCATAGATGGTTTGAAGTACAGAATAAAGGAGTTAGAAAAGAAAAGTGAATAAAATATTTATAGTCATAGCCAGTGGTTTTACGGTAATGATACTGTTATCATTGTTTATGATTTTAACAGGATGTGCAGGATGGCAGTAAAAGATAAAACAAAAAGTGTGTTCAAAGATAAAAAGGTTAGCAACGACTATAAGAGTGGCGGGGCATACAAAACCATACTCAAAATGTTCGCTGATCAGTTAGATGATGAGAAGTTTGCTGAACACTGTAAGAAGTTTTTTAAAGGTAAGAATGAAGACAATACCTGATTTAATTACAGACTTTAGAATGATTCTAAAGAAGACTATGGATATTCCCTATAGCTGGATGGAATCGATAGGAAGTAAAATGAATGTCTATGCTTGGAACAAGCGATGGCGTAACAGAGAGGAAGGAACTGGATATGGAAAAAGACAAAAATAAAAACAAAGTAAGCGTTGATATGTTTAACTGGGGTCCTTGTGTGACTCGAATGAAGATTACAACAGATTTTCAAAAACTATTGTTAGACGAAGCGAAAAAAAATAAAGAAGATTATGTGAGCAAACTAGCAGGTCAAATCGACCATGAAACAGGCTACTCGGATGCCTCTAGAGAGAAGATTGTGCCATACGTTGCAGGTACACTTGGACTCTATAACCAAGCGTATGAAGCGTATACGAAGAAGAAATTTGAAAAGAAACCTGAGTATATTATGTCAGCTCTATGGATAAACTATCAAAAAGCGAATGAATTTAACCCACCTCACGATCACGATGGTAAGTTAAGCTTTGTTATCTATTTACAAATCCCTGAAGAATTAAAAAAAGAAAACGAAGAATATAAGGGAAGAAGCTGTGGCCCTGGCGGCATACAATTCTTATATGGCGATGGCCCTAGAGACGCTGTAACTTATATGTCTTACTTTCCGCAAGAGCGAGATATGTTTATCTTTCCTGCGTGGTTGAAGCATTGGGTCAGTCCTTTCAAATCTAATTGCACCAGGATTAGTGTTTCGGGAAACATACATGACTCGGCACCTTTAAATAATATTAGTAAGTTTGGTCCAACGTACGTGAATAAAGATAAGAATGATAAAGAAAATAAATAAGTATAACTATGCTCACGGCACACGGTCAACGGAGCTTGGATCACGGAACTATGAAGTTGCTGGGTATAAACTTCCATCAGTGACCACGGTTCTTGGAAAGACAAAAGATACAAGTTTTCTAGATTCGTGGATAAAGCGAAAAGGCAAAACAGAGGCTGAACGAATCAAGAACGAATCATCAACACGTGGTACAAGCATGCATAAATATCTGGAAAACTATGTTTTAGGCAAAGGGTATGAAGATCTAACTGATTTGGGACAAGAAACAAAACGTATGGCTGAAAAGGTCATAGAGGTGGGCCTAGCTCCCGTTTCTGAATATTTTGGTTCAGAGGTCACGTTATACTATCCTGGTTTATATGCAGGGCAAACAGACCTTGTTGGTCTACATAATGATAGAGAAACTATTATAGATTTTAAACAGGCAAACAGGCCCAAGAGAGAAGAATGGATTGGTGACTACAAGTTACAGGCTGGAGCATACGCCATGGCTCATGATTATGTTCATGGTTCTAACATTGACCAATGTATAATTATGATATGCACCCCTGACCTATATTATCAAGAATTTAGAATTGAAGGCACTATTTTACGTAGAGCTAAACATGACTTCTTACGAAGATTAAATCAGTATTATGATTTGATGCAAGACGAAAAGGAAAAAGCAGAAGTAAACATAAGTCGGGAGGACTATTTTAATGGCGCGTGAAATGATCTACAAAGCTTTGGTTGCAAAATACGAAGCTGAGATAGCAGATGCAAACACCAAAATATCCATTATGATGACTGAGTCTAGAATCATACCAGAGCATACGGATATTACGGGTGAGATCGACAAACAATTGGACAGAATTGAGGCAGCTCAATCAAAGATGGCGATATTGCAGCGGATTTATGGCATCAATTAGGCAAACTCTTGCGACTAAATTTAGTCGCAAACCAGTCGCATGGAGTCGCATAAGTCGCAAAACTAACGTTCATTTTGGGTTTTTTGGTAAAAATGCAACCTGAAGTGGTATTTCAAGGGGTTTTTGCGACCTGTGCGACCTCTTGCGACCACCTTGCGAGTCGCAAAAATTTAGTTAAATTAGTCAATAAACTCAACAATTTTTGGTCTTCTATAGTACCATTTTACCCTTTGCGACCAGTTTTATATTTTTTAGTTCAAAAGTGTGATAATAAATATTTTAACACTTATAGAGTCGCAAACTTATGAAGAGAAGAAAACGTAAAAAACGTTACAAACATGCTGTAGTAAATAAGAAGAAATATTACTTCTATCAAATCCGTTGGGTGGACATCACGGGCGAGTCTTCGCATGCAACTGCGGAAGAATTTGACAAGTTTGAGGCGTGCGTTATGCTTACTCAAGCGTATGTTTACAAGAAGACAAAAAAGTTTTTATACACATTTAGCACTTACGATACCAAAGAGGAGTGTTTTTCTGATAGAAATATTTTTCCTATTGGGTGCGTTATTAAGATGGAAAAGATACCAATATAATAGGATACAAAATGATTGATTGGTTGGTAGACAATCGTTATCTATTCGGCTTCAATCAAACAAAGGGGAGGAAACATGTTCGGAAAAAACGAAGACGAAAGCAAAAACAAAATCGAAGAATTAGAAGAAAAAGTCGAAGCGTTAGAAAACAAAATCGCTAACATTATGGACGTTCTTCAAATGCAAGATGAGTTTGATGTTGGAGAAGATGATGACGAAGATGTCGAAGACGACGATCGAGATTAATCTTTTTTGTTGCCCTCGATCTTTTTGGGGTCGGGGGTAACGTCTATAATCTGTGAGTAATCTTCTAAAATTTGTTTCATTTTGTTTTCTAGTTCTTGTTCTGTTAGGTCCTCTAGCTTCCCTGTTTTTATTATTTTTCTGTCTATGTATAATCCTGCAGCCTTTCCACGATTTGTCTCTGCATTCACGGCAGCACTCCAAGCACCCTTCTTCAAAGCGGCGTCTTTAATTCTTCCAAGTTCAGCCACGTGACTGGCATAATTAACTTCATATTTTTTGAGTCTCTCTTCTTTTAACTCACCAATATATTTAACAACAAGTGGGTTCAGTCGAGGGTTAGTAAGCTCAGACCCTTCCTGCCTACAACGCTTCTCGCTGTACCCCGCTTGTTTTGCGGCTTCAGTTTTGGTTAGTGGTCCATCGGGTCCGCCAAATACTAATAGCTCAGCAAACCTTTTTTGCATTTCTGTCAATCTCTTTGGTAATCCCATATTGACTTTTTAGAGTAACAATCCTATACTGTCAAGTATGGTAACGAGTAATAAAGATGCCGCCAAAATATGGGCGGAAATAGAGAAAGCTAAAAACTCAAACAAGACTGAAAGCATTGATCCTTATTATGATGCTGGTCCGTTCGCTCAAGATTTAGAACATCATCCAGGTGCAAGAGGGCCTGCTGATTTAGAACAGAGAATAGAAGACCTTCAAAGGATAGAGAGTATGCATCGTAAAATGAATGGCGAGCTTAGAAAAGAAGTCTATGAATTAAAACTAAAAGCTGCAAAAGCAGATGAGTATAAGACTACGATTGAACAAATGAAATCAATCATAAGCGATCTAACAAGAGAGAATAATAGATTGAGTAAGAACGAATTGAATACCACTCAGGTTTTGAAAGAGTTTAGAAACAAAGGCGATATTTAGTGTACGTAAAACATTTGCAAGAGTATTTAAGTAAATTTACGGATGGTTTGAAAGGTAATGCTGTCTCAAATGCTAAAATATATATCATGAGTCAGAAAGGTTATCTTGAAGAGATCAGGCGTATTGAAGTACATGAAAGCACAGACCCAAAAGATATATCGATTAGAGTTGTATTAAAACCACAAAGAGAGGAAAAGATAATATTACCGCCAGGTTATATTAAGGATTATTAATGAGTTACAGTAAGAGATTGTACGAGGAAAAACACTACAAAAGAAGAAGGTCAGGTCTTCCATACATTACTTTTAGAAGTCCCTTGTCACCTCAAAAATCCGATGGGACCAGAAGCAAAACTTTACCAAAAATTCAAAAGAGCAACACCTGAAATATTGTGGCATCGTATAGAAAATTTAAGCCTTTCTGGTATGCCAGATGCGTTGGCGTATAACAAAAATCACTTCTATTTTACTGTTGAGTTTAAAGTCACGAAGAGTAACAAGGTGAGATTATCACCCCATCAAATTTCCTATCATGTGACTCATCCGTACAATAGCTTCATCTGCATCGAGACCCTCGGTCCAGGCATCATAAAACTTTATGAGGGATCCGTGGTCCGTGATCTCGTGAAAGAGGGCTTGAAGCTTGATCCTTTGTGCGTGGGCCTTGAAGCTTGTCGCTTGCAGCTTGAAAAGCTTGGCGCTTGAAGCTTGCAGCTTGATGCTTGAACCACCAGGAAGTGTCCCGACCATTGTCCTTGCACCAGCAATAGTGATTCCATAAGATAGATCCGTAATCTCTACTTTGAACTGGCATCTTGCTCCCAATAGTACCAGCTCTTACATTTAGGACAACGAACCTGACAAGGTTCTTCTCCATCCATCTCTGGTTCTCTCACGTCATCGTGTTCTGCGTACTCTCTAGACTGATGATGACAGTCATAACATTTCATTAATGCGTCTGCATCCATGATTCGCCAGCCATCACTATTTGCTTTCATGTTACCTCCCAATAGTACCAGCTCTTACACTTAGGACAACGAGCTTGAAAATGCTCTTCTTGTTCTAAACCAACCAGCTCAATTAAATCGTCATGCTCGGCGTATTCTTTAGATTGATAGTGACAGTCGTCACACTTCATTAATGCCTCAGCATCCATCAACCTCCAGTCATCACTGTTCAATAGTTTTGTTGGTAGCCAATTATTTCCATCATAAGCTGGAGATGATTTTATTTTATTTGCTGGCATACATCTCCTCACAATATTCGTCTAGACCTAGGTTGTCTATGAAGGGTTCAGTGACCTTGTCTCCACCCCAGTAACCGTCGACCGTGTTGGTCTGAAGGTTAACCCATATTGAAGGTCCGCCACCTGCAACCAGCAGCCTGGCAGCTTTGTAGCTATGGTCCTTGAATGTTATCCACTCAATGTCGTAAACGTCTTCCATCCACTTACGGGTATCATTCCAATACTCTTTGTCTGGATCGGTGATTCCATCCGCAATGTCACTACACATTCTACGCAGCTGCTCTTCGCATGTTTCACTTTTCTTCTTTAAAGCTGTCATCTTCATTCTCCTCATCGTTTACATTTTTGTCTGGCGTTTCAAAATAGTATGTAATATGACCCGTGCTCACTGCTCCTCTGAACCATTGCACAGGGCATTTGTCTAACCAATCATGAAACTCATCAGACATTGGTGATACTTTACTCATAATTTCCTTTCTGTCTCCTATTATATCCTATAGCTTGAAGCTTGTCAAGATCACCTTTCCATTCCTAAGCCATCAATATTTCAAATGGCATCAGCGTGTACTCCTGCTACTTAACAAGCTTGTTGCTTGAAGCTTGGCGTTGCGGAAAACTCTAAAGAGTGTACTTGTCCAACGCCAGGTCCCATTGTTAAGCATCGGACTAGTATGTGCTCAATAGGACCAGGGCTCAAGGGGTCAGTTATTATCAAGGCTCATGACCCAGGAGCCGATGGTCAGGTCTGAATCGAAGTTCCTCATGTTCCACATATATCCAGCACTTGACCCCAG